GTCATTACGATGCAGTTGCAATATCACAAGATAAATGGTTACATCAAGCCATTGGACAGTATAATATGATGCTTTCGCAAGGTCATATCAACGATTCAATGAACATGTGTATCCGTGAATCTAAGGATATTGTACCTGACAACGTATACACCGGTAAAATAACTGTTATATCTGAAAGAGCTGGAAAGTCACGTATATTTGCTACAGGAGACTATTGATCTCAAAACACGTTACAAAGTTTGCATGACTGATTAATGAAAATATTAAAATCACTACCAACCGATGCAACTTATGATCAATCTGCAGGTTTCAAACGAATCCTGAAGGTGAAAACAAGTTACATGGCTAGTTTTGATATTTCTAAATTCACTGACCGTGTCCCACTTACTTTACAACGAATTATGCTGGCACATTATCTTCACCCTGACTTGGCTCAGTTGTGACAGACGATCGTTTCAGAACGAAAATTTCGCGATCCATACAATGATGATATGGTTGAGTGAGCAGTAGGTCAACCACTTGGACTTTTGACCTCATGGGCAACTTGTACTCTACTCCACCATCATCTAGTATGACTTGCGGCATTTGAATTCTTCGGCGACCATCGGTCATTCACTGATTACCAAATGTTAGGAGATGATCTTGTGATCTGGCATAAAGGTGTAGCCCTAGTATACACACGGATACTGGAACGGCTAGGTATAGAAATAAATATGACGAAAAGTAAACTTTATGAAAGTTCAGAAAGAAAACCAATTTTCGAGTTCGCTAAGCGCCTAGGCGTTAACGGAAACGAAATAACTGGTATTCCCTATGATCTTCTAAAAGTAAGCTCTTCATCTATTTATAGCTATGTCGATTTGGTAATTCACCTCTTCGAAACCTCGCTTTTCACAGACCACAGTATATTAGAATATCCCACATACTTAAACCCTCAAGGAGTTCAGTACTTACAAATTCTTCTTTGGGAAAAGGGATATGGGTGCCCCGCTTGGCTTTTAGACCGATTGGGTAACACTTTAGATACCCCACTACTTAACGCGCTTCGAACCGAGGTTGC